TGGAGAAGACGAAATGACAGTTAATTATAAAGGACTAACTAGTACTTAATATTTAATGTCTTTAGTAGGGTGCTTAGGTGCCCTACTTTTTTATTTATAAAACACAGGATATACAAAATGACAACAGCAACAACAGCAACACCAAGTATTCAGAGTTTATCTGACTTACTTACTTCAAGTAAAACAGCGACAGTCGAATTCCCGGGTTACCCAGGTTTCGAAGTACAACTTACTTATTTAGCACGCGACGAGATGCTAAAGCTACGTAAAAAGGCAGTTACTACGAAAATTAATCGTAGAACTAGACAGCCAGAAGAAGAGCTTAATGAGGAAATTTTCCTTAAAGAGTACATTAAGGCAGTAATCAAGGGCTGGAAAGGCTTAAAGATGACTTACTTAGTTCAGCTTATCCCGGTAGATGAAGATAAAATTGCAGATATGGAAGCAACTTTACCTTTNAACCACGATAATGCAGAAATCTTAATGCAAAACTCAGGCGACTTCGATTCATGGCTGACAGAGGTCGTAGGTGACCTTGCAAATTTTACGAAGAGCAACTAGACTATTGGACAAAACAGATAGATAATCATTTCACAGGCGTTGGAGAGAATTTCGATAAACAAAAACGCATTGATATGATGATCCAAATGGAAGAGAACGGTATGGAGGTAGATTGGTCTACCTTAGATGAGGAAGAAGTAGTTTTTCCTTATGAAATACAGGAAGCCTTTCAAGTTTGGAACTATTTGACAGACCAATGGGATGGTATGAGTGGTACCTATTTCGGCAAGCAAATGGCCGGGATAAAAGATGTTATGGAGTTACTTGAAGTAAGTAACCAAAAAGAAATATTCAAGCTGGTAAAGATTATTGACGGGAAGTACGCAAAACACGTTAATAAGAAGCAGAAACAACAGCAACAGCAGACGGGGCCTAGTAAGGCTTAGCGGAAGAGAATAAAATGGCAGGAAAGTACGATAAGAATATTAAGATTACAGTTGATGACAAAGGCTCTTTAAAACAAAAGACCAAAGACATAGACAAACTTAATAAAGCAGTCGATAATAATACGAAGAAATCTGGCAACCTTGATAGAAATATGAAGGGCAACGCTAGAATGTCTTCTAACGCCTCAAAAAACTTTTCTAAGCAATCCCAAGGAATGCAAGGCGTGCTGGTTCCTGCCTACGCAGAAGTCGCAGCACGTGTATTTGCACTAACTGCAGCGTACACTGCTCTTGAAAGAGCAGCTGATTATTCTATATTATTAAAAGGTCAGGAAGCCTTCGCAGCCTCTACAGGTAAAAACATGGCCCAAATTGCCCGAGAGGTTCAAAAAGCCTCAGGGTATATGCTAGATTTTCAGGCAGCCTCTACTAGTACAGCATTAGCGTCTACTGCAGGTTTAACTGCTACTCAGATTACTAAGATGACAAAAGCAGCTAGAGCTGCTTCCGTAGCTTTAGGCCGAAATATGACGGATTCCATGGATCGTTTGACCCGTGGTATTGTAAAGGCAGAGCCAGAGATACTGGACGAGCTAGGTGTAATCATACGGTTAGACGTAGTATATAAGAAGTACGCACAGACTATAAATAAAACTACCGCAGAGCTGTCGGAGTCAGAGAAGATGACGGCCAGGTATAACGCAATTCTAGGGCAGACAGACGGTAAGTTTGGGGATATAGCAACGTCTATCCCAGCTAACGCTTTCGCCCAACTAAGCTCCTCAGTACTAGACCTAGTAAGGTCCGGGGGCGCATTAGCTTCTAACGTATTTGGCCCTCTTGTATCAGTACTAGCGGACTCTAAAGGGTTATTAATAGCTATAATAGCTTTAATTGGTAGAAATTTATTAAGAACTGTATTCCCTGTATTCTCCTCTATGGGGGAGAAGATCGATAGCGTATCTAATAAGCTGGGTAATTGGTCAAAAAAGATGAAAGCGGCGCTACTTGCAAACGAAAGCCAGGTAGACAGAACTAAGAAAGGGTGGCAGAAACTTGCAGAAGCTCAAGTAAAACCTATACAAGACCGTATGGTTAAAATGGGGCTAACGGCGGGTAAGCTGGGCGGAGCTAAATTTGCAAAAGCTTGGAAAGATAAGATGAGAGGTATGGATCTATTTGGCCAGAAGAACATGGTCAAAGCTATTAGACAAACCATACGTCTAGGTATAAAAAGTGCTGGGGGGCCTACCGCTGCTCAAACTAATAGAGCTACTACTCCTGGAATGGAAGGTAAAACGATCGCCCAAATGCAGAAGCTGGATTCAGTTCTAGCTAGGTTGCAGTCAACCTTAGTACAAGTATCTAAAGCTACTAAAGGGTCTATGGCTTCCGAGATAATTAAGAACATATCTAATATGTCCCAGAGATTTGCTCAAATGGGTGTAGGGGCATCAAGTGTAGCAGCAGGGTTCCTCAATATGGGCAGAGCCGCGTCTAGCCTAACACATGAGCTGGGGTTTTTCAAAACCATGGGAATAGTACTTAGCAAGACAAAACGAAGTAGTCTACTAAACCAGCTAGAGAAAGAGGCCAAGGAAAATAACTCTAAAAAGGTTAAAGAAGATCTACAAGGCGTAATAAAGAGTATAACAGTGTTAGGGGACACGTCTAGTCGCACCCAACGTTTGGGTGCTCTAATGGGGGCAACCCTCACAGGTGCTGGCAAGGCTCTTAATGCTGTAGTTGGTATTATGGGTAGTATAATGATGATTAAATGGATAGGCCAGATGATACTTGGACTATCTAATTCTTTTGGAAAAGCATCAGAAGCAGCTAGTGGACTATCAAGTACCTTAGAGGAAACTTTAAAGAGCTTGGGTAAATATGCAAAAGTAGGTAAAAGAGCAGATCTAGGGGCTACTATTTCTGACTCCTTAAAGAGATCCGAGTTTAAGTCAAATATTGCAGAAGGTATAAATGAGGCTCTAACTGGGGCAGCTGCTGCTATTAACGCTGAAGTAATCGGGGATGCATGGTTCGGTAGTATTATAGATCATGTTGCCGATCTATTCGGGTACGGGCTGGCGGATAGTTTAGCTGAGTCCGTAGCTAAAGCTATGACTGGGTTGGCGTCTAGTATGGATAAGGAACAGTTCGACAACGTATTTGTAAACGACACAAATATTAGAGATAGTTTATCTAAAACCTTGAGTCCTGAGCCTATAAAAAGTACTACAGGAGCTGTGTTAGCAGCAACAGCTGCATGGGCTGGCGGCGCCACCGCCGCCCTTTCGTATACCGCAGCAACAGCTGCAGGGGCAACAATGGCTGCAGGTGCAATGGCTGCAGCTCTCCCACTTACTATAGCAATAGCGGGCGTCACGGGGGCACTTTACCTAGGTAGTAAGGCGTGGACGGAGTGGAACAAGAGCGGGGAAGGTATGGCAGATTCAATCATCAAGACTCTTGAGCAGGTAAATGATGGTACAATATCGGTTTCACGCGCAGCAGAGAAGATAGAGTCTAATCTGTCAATGTCTAGGGAAAACGCAATTCAATTTTACGAGGATATAACTGCAGCAGCAAAAATATACAATAAGCTAGCTAAAACCCATGATACTTTACTTAAGAACATGGCGGAGAACTTCAAGAAGCTGTCCCAAGAAAGAGCAAATTTTAGTAAATCTTTAGTAAAAGGTGGCGACTTAAAAGACTTTGCAACGGCCTTCAAATCGTCTATCAAAGATATAGAGAATTTGAAGTTATCCTCGGTAGAAAAATTCAGAGCCTTAGCTAAAGAGGGCCTCTTTGATAAAGACCAAGGAAACTTAAGTAGTATAACGCAGAAAAGATTAGACGAGGCTCAAACCGCGGTAGATATTGCAGATAAAAGATTAGCAGATGCTAAGGCTAGTTCTAAGTATGTTGGAAAAAAGAAGGAAGACAATGTAGCAATATTCCAAAAAGCTGTTAATACCGAGAGCAAGTACCTTTCAGACTTACAGCATAAAACATATGCACAACTGTATGGCGAGTCTTTTAAGAACATCCTTAAAGAGAGAGGCTTGAAACTATCCTCTATATCAGACGTACAGCTTGCAGAAGTCCGGAGTCAAACAGCCCGAGCATTAGCTACTAAATTAGCTCATGGGGACGTGGAGAAGCAGTATAACTTAGAGCTAACTCTTGCTACTCGTAACGAAGCATTAGCACTAGAAAAACTTAAGTTAGATAGGTACGGTACTTCAGCATTAGAAAAACGCGCAAAGATAGAACAAGAGTTGCTCAAAAATCAACGAGATAAGTTAATAGGGGAAAGACAGTTTGCTACTAATACTAAGGAAGAGAATGAGAATCTTGATGCACAAGTAGATAATTTAAACACTAAGATCGCATTAGCGGACAGAATCGCACTAGGGCTAGCAAAACGTTTCCACGAAATTAAAGGTACTTCAATCTCTTTATTAGAGGTATGGGATGCTAAGTTGAAAGACAATGGTATGGTTGAAGATGCAGACTATACTAATGACAAACTGCAGGCAATAACTACAGGAGTTAACGCGTTTTCAGCATCTTTAGATGAGATGTCTGGGGAGACAAATAAAGTAGCTAAGCAGTTGAAGGATATGAAGTTTATGTTCGGCAAAAATATATTTGATACTGCAGCCGGTAAAAAACTTTATAAGTTATGGGTGTCTCTATCCACTAAAGAAGGTAAACTTGTAAAAGATAGAAAGAGTGCAATAAGAAAAGAATTAGACAAGATTCAGATAGAAGCGGACCACATCTCAGAGTATAGCACTTTAGTAGACCTTAGAAACGACTTGGCCGAGACTGAAATGAACGTTATTGATGCAGCTAATAAGCGCATCAAAGACGAATTAAAATTAGCACAACAACTATTAGCATATAAGAAGTTAGAAGTTGAAGTTGATGCAGATATGCAAGAAACAAAGTTCGGGGGCACTAGAGATATGTTCGCAGCAGTGTCCACAGGGTTAACCGACTCTTTAGGGCAAGCCCTCTCCGATGTATTTATGCAGAAGGACCAGCCTGATGATGGATATACACAGAGTGAGAGAATTAGGCTAGCAATGGCACAAGAACTATCAGACTGGGGGGGAAATTTTATCTCTAGTTCTATATCAGATATGATGTTTGGTAATAAAGGGCTACTTGCGGGCGGGTTAAGAATGCTAGGCGGAGACGAGAAAGGCAACGAGTGGGCGGATGCTATCTTCCCTAAGACAGACGCTGAGAAACGTTTGTCTGCACTAACTGAAATTAAGAATATGATGTCAAGACAAGTTGACATACTTTCAAAGGAAATATTATCTGTAGAGATAACAAACCCAGAACAAAGACAGAAGCAGTTAGGAAACAGTCTGAAGAATATGACGGTGTCCAAAGGGGATCAAACAGCTTTGGCCGAGATTAAGAAACTCACTGAGGCATTGCCTTCAAACCAGAGAGATTGGTTTGGTTCCCGAGTGACCCAAGCAAGAGAGGGCGCTATACATAAACCTACTGGAGGCCTTAGGCTTGTTGGCGCTGAGTTCGAGGATCTAAAACTGCTAATTGCACAAGCACAGCGAGGTTCTGTAGCAGGTAACCAGGACTTCCAAACTTACCAAGCAAAACAACAAGCAGAGGCAATATTAGCTAAACAGAAAGAACAGACTAGTTTTGCCGGGGACTTCTTCGGTAAAATGTGGGACGATACAAAGGATTTCTTTAGCGCATCAGACGAAGTAACAGAGAAGAATACAAAGGCTTTGGATGGAGTAATATTAGGCGTAGGTAAACTTAATATTGTGCCTAATATAGTTACGGACGGGTATTTAAGAATTAAAAAGTTGGTAAATAGTGATGCGTACAACAATGAACCTGTAACAGAGAAACTAGTAGTAGGCGATGAAGTACCTAAAGTAGCGGAAGAAGAAAAATCTTGGTGGGATAAAATTTTAGACTGGAACAGCAGGCTAAACTCCGAAGCTAAACAAGCAGCCGATGCTGCACAAAAAGCAAATGATATATCTAAGTCAGGTAAATCACACTCCGTACATGACCACCACGCAGTACCTTTATTAGAGCAAATAAGAGATTCCTTTAGAGAATGGATTACTCCAAAAGACGGGTCTTTACCTAGTGCAATAAAAGACTACGGAAAGTTGGATAATGAGCTAAGTGCTGACTATTATAATAATAGAAAGACTACAGGTATAGCAGATCCTAACTTTGGTAAAGCCAAAGGCGCTTCTATGACTAAGTTTGGTTATGGGGCATTTGATAACACTCCAGAAGGTACGCCTGAGTTACTAGATAAAATAGCAATGATTCCGCAAGTTACATTAGCGGCTATAGGTACTGCAGGGTACCAAATTGCAGACGACGGGTTCACAGAGAAGGCATTTGGGGATTGGTGGGAGCAATTAAAGGCTTACACAGAGACTAGATGGAATAGATCAGAGATCACAGATTCAGATAGTGCGTGGCAAGAAGCTAGCAGACAGACAGGGGATACTTCAGTTGCAGATAAGTTAGCTGAAATGAATCTAAAAGCTGAAGTAACTAATACTAAGTTAGAAACTCTTGTAGCCAATACTACTAAAACTGAACTTGAAAAGAGATCAGAAGAAGCTCAAGCAGATGCCAAAGCTAAAGGAGAAGGTAAAGGACTCGCAGTAGTTATTAAGAACCCAGAGGCTATTACTGCAGCCCAAGGGCAGGCAGGAGCAGGAGAAAGCTTATTTGGGGAGACTGAAGGCGGGTACGCTAAAAACGCAAGTACTGCAGCTGCTTTTAAAACTAATGAGGGATCGGAGCAGACAGCAATGCTTGCAGAGCAAGGAATGTGGAACGATAACGAGAATACAACCTTTAGTACTAATACTATGCAGACCGTAGGAGCTGCAACTAATAGTACATTACAGACTGGGTTTAAGGATCTCATATACAATGGTAAGTTAAACACTGCTAAACTTGCTATGAGTTTTGTNCANCANNTNGGAAATACTATAATATCTTCAATGGTATCGGGGGCTACTACAGCTGTTATGAGTGCTAACGGTAACGTGCTTAGAGGAGGCTTCCAAGCCTTTGCAAAAGGGGGAGTAGTAACCAAGCCTACACTTGGACTAGTGGGGGAAGGTAAGGATAATGAAGCAATTGTTCCTTTACCGGATGGTAGAGCTATCCCGGTAGCAATGATTGGAAAAGGGGCTGCTACTGAAAACAATACCGAGAATAACATTAATGTTACAATTAACGTTGCCAGTGACGGTACTACTACTAGTTCTGCTCAAGCAAGTGATGGGTCTAATGGGCCAGACTTTAACAAGTTAGGGGGAATGATGACTCAAGTTATTCAACAAGAGCTACTTAACCAACAAAGACCAGGAGGACTACTTAGTCCGTATTAATTATGCCAAATTTTAACACAGAAGTAAATAGTAACCCTGATAGAGGGATGAAAACGGAACAAAAGCCTAAGGTACTCACTGTATCTTATGGGGACGGGTATGAGCAAAGAACTGTAGATGGTATAAATAATTTACCCGAACAGTGGAGCTTAGAGTGGAAAAACAGGCCTGTAGCGGAAACTAATAAGATTATAAAATTCTTAGAGGACCAAGGAGGAGTTACATCTTTCGATTGGTACCCAGTAGGGTATAGTATATCTAGTACCACTACTAGTACTGCTACTAAGAAACTTATAGATACTAGTCAATACTTTACTAATCGTTATTTAAATACTACGGTTACCGATAGCGGAGGTACCGGAGGAGTATGTACTGCTAGTTTGTCAGCCGATGCTGTAGCGTCTGTATCGGTATCTACTGGAGGAAGCGGGTACAATAGTACTTCATTGCCTTCAATATCTTTCACAGGAGGAGGGGGTACAGGGGCTTCTGCTACTGCAGTAGTATCTAGTGCAGGGGTAATAACAGCAATAACATTAGTAGCTGGCGGGAGCGGGTATACCTCAGCTCCTACGGTAGTAGTCACTCCTACCCCTACAACCACCACAGTAACGGCCATAGATAGTGCCACCCAACTATCTTTAGCCGCGGATATACTAGCTAGCGGGGAGACATATACTATCTACCCTTATAAAAAGTACACCTGTGCTAAATGGAGTGTTAAAGAGGATATAAGTGGATATAGGACTATTACTGCAACATTCAACAGAGTATTCGAACCATAAAGGAATCCTATGAGTAATAAAATTACAACTGATATAAATAGTTTAACACCTGGTAGTATAGTAGAGCTATTTGAGTTAGATCTATCTGCAGGGTCGGCGCCTTCTACTGTACCTAAGTTTAGATGGTTCAACGGAGGCTATAACGCAGAGTTACAAGAAATAGTATGGCAAGGGAATAAATACTCTGGGCTCCCTATTGAAGCCTCTGGATTCGAGTTTTCCGCACAAGGATCTATACCTCGACCTAATTTAACGGTAGCTAATATTACTTCACTATTATCAGGAGTAATCAATGATTATAACGATTTGGTAGGGTCAAAAGTCACTCGTAAGAAAACGTTCGCTAAATACTTAGATAACTACTGCTACACAGACGGGTACCCTGTGGGAGGGGTATGTACAGGAGAGTCCGGGTCTGACCCAAGCCTTAGTAAGGATGATTGTTTAGATACTAATAAGAACGGATCTGCAGGTACTTGGACGGAGTACACCCAAAGTACTTGTGAAGCGGCTGCAGGACCTGGTATTTGGTACGCTAACGCCATAGCGGATGATACAGCTCACTTTACAGATGAGATATGGTATATAGATAGAAAAGCTGTTGAGACGTTCACTCATATAGAATTTGAGTTAAGCGCAGCATACGATGTTATAGGTATAAAGTTACCCTCTAGAGTTATAGTGTCTAATTCATGCCCTTGGTTGTATAAAGGGGTCGAATGTGGGTACGCTGGGTCTAGTTACTGGGATACTAATAATAATTCTGTTTCTTCCTCTGCTGATGATGTATGTTCTAAAACATTTACAGCGTGTGAGCTTAGGTTCCCTGAGCCTTTAGAAAATCCTTTTGGAGGCTTCCCAGGAGCTGGTAGAAGAATGGGATCAGTACGATGAATGAGGCGACTTTAGAGGGTTTTCGAAAGCACACAGAAATAGAGTTCCCCAAAGAAGCATGTGGTTTTATACTGGGGGTGGGGAAGAAAGAAAGGTACTTTCCAGCAAGTAATATAGCTGAAGAGCCTGAAGAGTACTTCACGATTGATCCTGTAAGTTACGCGGAAGCGGAGGATTCCGGTACTATTTTAGGTATATGCCACTCTCACCCTAATGATGGGTGTAACCCTTCGGAGGGGGATAAGATATCTTGTGAGGCAACAAAACTACCTTGGCATATTTTAAGCTGGCCAGGTAACAAATTATGTAGTTGGGAACCTTCAGGGTATGAAGCACCAATTATTGGTAGACAGTTCAGTTACGGAATTTTAGATTGCTGTACTTTGCTTAGAGATTACTATAAAAAAGAGCTAAATATAGATTTTCAGTGTTTTAGTGGCCAAGATGGCTGGTGGGACAAAGGGGAGAATAGATATTTAGAAAACTATAAAGAGCAGGGTTTTGTAAAGATACTAGAAGAAAATGATATTAGAAAATATGATATATTTTTAATAAATTTAATCTCACCTGTACCAAACCACGCGGCAGTTTTTATCGAAGGAGATAAAATTTTACACCATGTACATGGTAGACTCTCAAATAAGGAATTATATGGGGGATACTGGAGAAAACATACAACGCACCATCTAAGGCACAAATCACTATGTTAAATAAAGTAACGTTATACGGAGAATTAGCAGATAAATATGGAAAGGAGTGGTCATTAGACGTAACCTCCCCCGCGGAAGCTATCAGAGCACTTAACTCTAATAACCCAGGCTTTAGACAGTTTTTAGGTTCTTCAGAGGAAAGAGGGCTAGGGTATCATATAATAGTAGGTAACGAGCCTATTGAAGATGTAAAGACAGAATTGTCTGGGCCTTTGGGCAGACAAAGTATAAAAATAGTCCCTGTAGTACTAGGGAGTAAGTCCAGCCTGGGGAAAATAATAATAGGTGCAATAATAATTTACTTTGCATGGCCTGTAATTGCTGCAGGGGTTGGAGGTACAGTGGGTAGTGGGGTATTCGCAGAAATGACGGTTAGCACCGCCGGGTATTTTGCAGCTTCTATGGCGGCGTCTGTAGGTATGGGGCTAGTAATAGCAGGAGTATCAGAGATGCTAGCGCCTACCCCTCCTGGGCCCCCTAAAGATGCTGAACTCTCAGACAATAAGTCCTTAGGTCCCGTTAATACTTCTATGCAGGGAGTCCCTGTGCCTGTATGTTACGGACAATTATTAATAGGCGGAGCAGTTATTAGCGCCGGTGTAACCCCCGAGGAGTAGAATATGAGCAACGAAATTAATTTTACAAGAGGATCTAAAGGGTGCTTTACTGGGGATACTAATGTATTAACTGCTAAAGGTACTGTACATATTTCAACTCTTAAAGAGGGGGATGAGGTATTAAGTTTTGATGATGTTGGAAAAGTACATATTGCTAAAGTTTTAAAACTTCATGTACACGATGATAACCCTGTAAATAGGTATCATTTTTGGGGAGGAGAGTATATAGATGCTACACCAAACCATTGGGTACTAAACCAGTATAATGCTTTTGTAGAGATAGGGCAACTAGGCTTCGACGATTGTTTAGTGGATGAGAATAATCATTTACGCCCTATAACGGGGATTGATAAACTAGAGAGCTGTACTGTTTATAATCTGACTGTAGAAAACCAACACACATTTATAGCTAATGGTATTAGGGTGCATAATGCAGGATTAGGGGATGGCAATATTTCCGGGTCTAAAGGGGGTAAAGGAGGGGGCCGAGCGCCTATAGAAGCAGATGACTCCCTGTTCTCTACTGCTACAGCAAAAATAGTAGACCTAATATCAGAAGGGGAAATAGTAGGGTTACTAGGAACAGGCGGGTTTAATGGGTCTGTTGGTATAAATACATACGATTCCCATATTTATTTGGATGAGACCCCTTTAATAAATGCAGACGGCACTAGTAACTTTGATAATGTACAGTATGCTACGAGAGTAGGAACTAACTCCCAGACCTATATTCCAGGTTTCCCAGGTACAGTCACCCAGTCAGGCGTGAATTTAGAAGTAAAGAAGCTATCCCCTGGCCCTATCATTAAGACTTTTTCTAGTACCGTAGCAGACGCAGTAACTGTACTACTATTTACACCCTCTCTTATGAACGGTGATAATGAAGAAGGAGATGTAAATGGAACTACGCTAAGTTTTAAAATATGGATAGAAAAAGACAACAACGGGTCGTGGGTAGAGGCAGTAAATGATAGTTTCAGTGGTAAAACCACTACTAGGTATGAAAGAGGATACCGTATAGAAATACCTAGTAGTTGGAAGTCGTCTGGGTTTACTACTATATCTATTAAAGTTGAACGAATAACAGCGGACTCTAGTACAGTTAAAATTAGTAATAAGCTATTCTGGTCTGCGTACTCAATAGTAATAGATAATAAACTAAGGTACCCTAATAGTGCTCTTATAGGGATGACATTCAATGCTGAACAATTTTCCAGTATCCCTAATAGAGGCTATGAAATAAAAGGAGTAAAGGTAAAAGTACCTAGTAATTACACTTCTTATGACCCCGGGCACTGCTCAGCTGCAACTATTAGAAGACAGGATAGGTGTACTGCAGGGGGCTATGACTGGGCGGGTACTAGTGTAGGGGACACTTTATACTCAGGGTCCTGGGACGGTACTTTTACTACTGCTTGGACTTGTAACCCTGCTTGGATCCTATATGATCTATGCAGTGAGGAAAGGTATGGCTTAGGTAAGTGGTTAGATGCTAACAGTATGGATAAGTGGGCTCTATACGAAATAGGTAGGTATTGTGATGCTGTGGACACCTCTGGGAACTTTGTTGGAGTTGATGATGGATGGGGAGGCAAAGAGGCGCGTTTTGCCTGTAATCTATACTTACAAGGACAGCACGAAGCTTTTAAGGTACTAAATGATATAGCCTCTGCATTTAGAGGAATGTTATATTGGCAGAGCGGGCAAGTTACGGGCATTCAGGATTCTCCTAAAGAACCTGTAATGCTTTTTTCGGATTCTAATGTAGAGGGGGGTGCCTTTATATACGAAGGCACTTCTAAGAAAAAACGACACAATGTAGCTTATGTTACTTGGAACAACCCAGAAGATTTTTATCGTCCTAATGTAGAGTATGTGGAGGATACGGTGGGTATAGTAGAGGCGGGTAATCAGATATTCTCTACAGATGTTAAGGCTGTAGGGTGTACTTCTCAGGGGCAAGCTAATAGATTAGGCCGCTGGATCTTATACACAGAGAGATATGAAACAGAGACTGTTGCCTTCACTACAGGAATGGAAGGAGCTGCGATACGCCCAGGAGACTTGATACAAATAGCTGATGGGCATAGAGCAGGAGTTAGGTATGGAGGGCGTATTGGGACAGGGAGTACTACTACTACTATTAAATTAGATGCAGCTACTTCAGTAACAAGTGGGAAATCATATAAGCTATCTGTAATAAATACAGAAGAGGCTTGTGTGTATGGAAATGTTAAGCAGGCGCAGACCACTAAGGCTGATTGTATAAATGCCAACCCAGATAATGAGTGGAAGCCTTATATATGGGTAGAAAGTAGAGATTTACCTACGGTAACTACTACTGAGAGTGTAACCGAATTTGTACTAGTAAGTGCTAATGCCTTCACTAATACGCCTGCAACTGGCCAAATGTGGGTATTAGAAGAGATAGGAACAGTAGAGGCGGCTGATTTCAGAGTTCTTAGCGTTAAAGAGACCGAACCTAATACAGTAGGGGTTAGTGCTCTTAGATACCATGGAGCTAAGTATGGGTACATAGAGGATAACTTAGCCTTCTCTTCAAAGAGTATAAGTAATATACCTGATCCAGGGGACGCTATCCCAGAGCCTACAGGCCTGGAGATTACAGAAGAACTATATGTAGATTCTATGAGGAATATTAAGAACAGAGCCACTTTTAGCTGGGAAGCACCTAAAACTCCTGGGACCTCTACTACTTACCCTTATGTAGCCTCTTATTATGTAGAGTGGAGAAGAAAGGCCCCTGCTCTTACAAATTGGACCTCTATGGGGGAAACCTCTGCGCAAAGTATCACTATTGATGATGCACCTGCAGGAACTTTAGAATTTAGAGTTAAAACAAGGAGAATTTTCTAATGTTATACTCACCCTACGCATCTTTAGAGCAGGAAATTTATGG